TCAGTAGATCTCCAGGTTGTCCACCAGCCACGGCTGGTCGCCGATCTGGGCCTCGCCCAGCTTGACCGGCGCCGCTTCGGCGGTGAAGTCGTAGATGGCCACCTTCGGGATGTCGCCAGCCCCCCCGTGCGCGACGACGACGTAGTAGTCCGTGCCGCTGACCCGAACGGCGCGGATCTCGCGGGAGAACGCCACGTAGCCGAGCCGGACGGGCACGGCGGCGGGCGCCGAGACGTCCCAGCACTCCAATCTCCAGCTGCCGCCGGCGACGTCCTGGACGCCGACCCAGAGCCGGTTGCCGTCGTCGCTGATCGCTGCGGCCTGCGGCCGGAAGTTGACGGCGCTCGCTGCGAGCTCCGTGTGCGAGCTGACGAACGGGTTGGACGTCGAGGTGAGGTTGAGCCCGTACACGCGCTGAGTCGGCCTGCTGACGTACCCGACCGCGCGGCCCTGCGCCCTGACCGGGAGCACGGCGTACCCCGTAGCGTCGCGTCGCGCGATCCAGCCGTCCCCGACGTTCCCCTGCACGGCGACGGCGGTGAGCGTCGTCAGGTCCAGGACCAGGATCCCGCCGGCGCCGAGATCTCGCCCGACGACGGCGACCGAACCCAGGACTGCAGCGCAGTAGGGCGGCCAGTCCGACTCCTCCGACTCGAACGTCTGCTTGAGGGCCGGCGCGGCCGCGCTCAGGTCGTAGATCCAGAGCTTGCTGCCGATCCCCAGCGAGCCGGATCCGGGCTGGCTCTCCTGGACGACGACGGCGGTGTGGCTCGCGACTGCGCTCCCAATCCCGAGGCCGATGGCGTGCGCCACCGCTGCGGACGTGCCGCGGACCGCCAGAGCGGCCGCGTTGGTCAGGTCGAGGACCTGGAGGTACGTCGTGGCGCCCGAGCCCACGAGGGCGGCCACGTAGTCGCCGCCGCCCACGTAGCGGCCCTGCCGGGCTCCAGCTGCGACCGTGGCCACCGTCGAAGCCTCGGCCGGCGGCACGCCAAGCGTGTAGGCGACGGCCAGGGCCTCGCCTTCGACCCAGCCGACCGCCTTGCTGTTCGCCACGGCGCCAGCGCAGAGGACGCGGGTGTCCGACAGCTCCGACGTCAGGACCGGCGCCGCCGGCGCGGTAACGTTGACCCGCTGGATGGTGAAGCCCAGCTCCTCGGCGCCGAACAGGACCACCTCGTTAGCTCCGCTCATGGCCGCCGCCGCGATCTGGTTGCCGGCGTCGTACGTGGCCAGGTGGAGCGGACCGACCGGGCTGGAGACGTCGAAGATCTCCAGGCTCGACCCGTTTACCACGTAAACGTGCGTTCCGTAGAGGACCAGGGAGCCCACGGCGTCGCACGTGCCCAGGTGCACGTAGCCGACCAGCGTCGGCGGCGTGCTGGTGTGGTTCACGACGGCGAGGCCGCCACCAGCCACCTCGTTCCACAGGTAGGCGTAGGTGGCGTCCAGCGCGACCGCCCTCGTGGCCCACAGCTCCGGCGGCAGCGTGCTCCCGACGCGGAACTGCGTGGCCTGCGAGATGAACGAGGGGCCGAACTGGTCGTTCACGATGAGGGTCGCGTTCCGCGCCCTGGCGACCGCCGAGCCGTAGTCGGGCGTGCCCAGCCACGCCGGACCCATGGCGGTGACGGTGAGCGCCGGCGCCGTTGGGTCCGACAGGTCGATCTTGATGCACCTCGACCGCTGGGTGACCGTGTAGAGCGTCTCCTGGAAGCCGTTGGACATGAGGCCCCGGGCGCCAATCAGGTTGTCGTCCTGCAGGCGCGCCACTTCCGTGAAGGTCGCCCCGAGCTCGTACACGATGACCGTGCCGGTGGCCCCGCCCAGGACGACGAGATAGAGCCCGTCATACACGAACTGCGCGGTGGGCCCGAGGCGCTCCTCGAGGGCCGCCTGTTTGATCCAGGCGTCGAACGTGGGCGCCGCGAAGTCGGTGAGCCCCAGCAGCCCCACCACGTTCTTCGGCCCCGTGACGACGCCGACGTTGGCCCCCACCGGAGTCGGGAGGACGGACGTGTTCCGGTCGGCGCCGAACCGGGTGCACTGAGGTCCACGCGGGAAGCCCATGCCCATGCACTGGTTGCCGGCGGTGGGGCCGGTGTCGATCCTCACGGCGGCGAGATCCACGCTTACGTCCCACGTGCTGAAGCCCGGCCCGTAGCCCATGACGACGAGGTAATCCCCGAGGCCGGTCGGAGACGGGACGTAGTGGATCCCATTGAAGACCTGCACGCCGCCCACGCCGCCGTCCGTAGACTCGTTCTGGTAACCGAGGTAGGCGATCGCGCCCGGATCCGAGACGTCGAACAGGAGCCAGCCGTTCTTGAGCGCCGGCGTCACGTAGACCTTCACGTAGGCCCGGGTGTTGTCCGGGTTGATCGCGATGGGCCCGGCGCGGCCGTGGTTGTCGCCCGTCGCCGTGGTGAAGTCCACCCAGCTCAGGACGGTCATGGCCGCGGGGTTCGAGATGTCCACGCAGTCCATCCGCTGCGTGTAGTTCCCCGCGCTGGCCATCAGGAGGTGGGTGGTGTCGAGGCGGCGCAGCCACACGCCGTCGGAGGCCTTGTGGCCCGGGTGGGGGTTGATGTACCCCAGGTACGTCGCCGCCGTCCCGGCCGCGTTGAGGCTCAGCGCGTGGAGCTTCGGCCCCGGCGTGTTGTCGCCCTGGTCCCCGATGAAGATGTAGAGCTCGTCCTGCGTCAGCTCGATGCCGCCCAGGTCCGAGACCACCCCCGTCTCGAAGATCTTGTGGAGGAGGAGCTGCGGGCCGGCGACCAGGTCGCTCATGTCGTAGATGAGCAGGTTGTGGTTGTTGGCCGGGTAGTTGTTCCAGACGACCAGGTAGAGCCGCTGCGTCGCGTCGGAGTAGAAGGCGCCCCAGCAGTGGTCGACGCCCTCTCCCAGCGAGCCGAGGTCCGCGTAGATCGGATACTCCCACGCCGACTTCACCGGGGCGAGCGGGTCGGTGAGGTCGTAGTGCATGATCCGGATGGGATACGCCGCGGCGCTGGTCGCCGTCCCGTCAACGACGAACAGGTGCAGGCCGTCCTCGCTCACCATCACGTGGTTCGCGTCGTTGTGGTACGTGTAGGCGTGCGTTCCATAGTCCAGGACGGCCCCTGGGACGTTCCCGGGCACCGGGGAGTCGTCGATCTTCGTCACGCCGATGGTGCCCGAGGCCGAGCTGGGGTCGTAGGGGTCGGCCGTCACCATGAACGAGACGTCGGCGGGGTCGCCGCCGGGGAGCGGCGGCGGCGCATGCGGCACGGTCGTCGAGCCGTCGACGGAGCTGGTTCCCACACCGTCGCCCGCCAAGAACTCCACCGGCGTCGTCGCGAGGCTGTCGGGCGGGACGGTGGGCATGCTCCGGACGTCGTCCTCGGCCTCGGGCTCGAGACTCCGGACCATCTCGATCCCGATGACGGCGGCGCTCTCCATCGAGCCCGTCCACGACATCTGCAGGCGCACGACCTTCCCGATCAGGCGCTCCCAATTGGCGGCCCGGATGTGCATGGGGTGGAACCGCTCCTCGAACAACCGGGAGCCGTCGTCCGTCGAGCTGAGGTCCATCGGGAGGCGGCCTCCCGCCTGCTCGCGGCGGATCGCCTCGACCTGGAGCCACTCGGTGTGATCCATCTCGGCCGAGACGGTGAAGTCCACGAGGTAGCCGCCCAGGAACGAGACCAGCAGGCTCTCCAGGATGGCCCGGTAGCCCGCCGGCGCCACCTCGACGTTCCCCCACCGGATGCAGCTGGTGAAGTCGGTGCCAGCCTCCCCGGCGACGGGCGAGCGGACCTTGTCCGGGCTCCGGTTCGTCCAGACCCACACGAAGCCGTCAGCGTCGCCGGCGTAGATCCGGCTGTTCCCCGTGATCGGGTCGCTGTGGTTGGCGAGGGCGGTGTACCGGTCCGAGCCCATGGGCGCGTCCAGGACGGTCTGCTCGCGGAGCTCGAGGGCGTCGAGTGCGGTCGTGTCCGCGCCGAACGCCCAGGCGCCCCCGTCCGGGAAGTATGACATCAGGAGGCCGGCGCCGGGCAGCTCGAAGCGGACGCACTTGCCCCCCTGATCCCAGCGCACCACGGCGCCGGTCAGGTCGTCCACGCCGGCCTCGACCACCTCCCAGAGCGAGTAGGCGTCCTTCGCGAAGCTCGCGTCCGGGGCCGAGAGGCCGCGCTGCCACCGGAGCGGCCCCCGGTTCGGCGCGATCCAGTAGACCCAGCCGTCGCCGGCCTCGTCGGCCGCCAGCGGGCCCACGATGCCGTCCGTGGGGCTGAACGTCGCGCTCTGGATGTCGCCCAGCTCGACGGCGCCGACGAGCGCCCAGCTCGCGGCCCTGGAGCCGAAGGCCACCAGGAGCCCGGCGTGCTCCAGGAGCCGCAGGATCCGGTCCGTCTTGGTGCCCAGCTGGAAGGCGAGCTGCGGTTGGAACGTCGTCGGGGCGTCCGGATCCGAGGGGTAGACGAGATTCGGGTTGCCCGGATCGCCGGCCACGAACAGGCGGTTCCCCACCGCCGTCACGGCGGTTCCGCTGACCCCTGGCACGCGCACGTCGCGCCCGGTGTCGAAGTTGTGCTCGCGGAGGGCGTACGTGATCGTGCTGCCGGCGTAGTAGAGCTTGTCCAAGAAGCTCTCGAAGTGGAAGCGGTCGGTGTCCCGCGCCGAGATGGGCTGGGCGGGCTCGCCGTTCACGAGGGCGTCCGCGAAGAAGGCAGCGGAGCCGCCAGCCACGCCGTCGTTCTCGCTACCCCGGGTGTTGGCCTCCGGGTAGGCGTTCGCGACGATGGCCACGAGGCGGCGACTCCGCGCCGTGATCTCGAAGGTGTGCTCGGCCACGCCCAGGACGGGACCGGCCCCCAGCCTGGACCCGAACACCGATCCCTGGCGGGCCACCGGGCGCCCCTGCGTGTCCAGGTCCACGTTGAACAGGGCCTCCGGCCGCGCCGGCGGGACAGCCTGCTCTGGGGTGGAGAAGTCCATCCCCGGAAGGGCCGTCATCGGGCCGATGTTGTCCGACAGCCGCCCCGTCTCCTCGGGCATTTACCCCTCCGATGGGTAGGGGTCGGCGCCCGGCAGACCGCCGGCCTCCTCGAACAGCCGCGAGCGAGCGGTCGAGAGGAGCGCCTTGATCTCCGCGAGGGTCTGCTGCGCGACCTTGCCCCGGACCGCCATGTAGTGCGCGAGGAACATGGCCAGGTAGGGGATCGCCTCGTCGGGAGCGTTGAGGGTGGCGTCCAGCGAAGTGAGCTGGCGCGGCTCGGCGATGAACTCTAGGTCCAGGCTCGCCGCGAGGCTCCAGCCGTAGCGGCGCGTGGCGCCCCCGTCCAGCGGGTAGAGCTTCGAGCCCTGGAAGTACATCGAGGGGTGCTCCCTCGGGATTCCGTTGCGCCAGTTGGCCGACACCATCCTCACCGGCCTCGAGTCGCCCGCGGAATACGAGAGCGTCGCCTGCCGCACGCGCCAGAGCGTCGCCGGCAGGTCGTACGAGGCCGCATAGACGGAGACGTCTACGGCCGCCTGGCTGTCACCCGGCAGCGCGAGCGCCATGTTGTCGATGCGCACCAGCTCGGACAGGAGCGACCGCTCCTCTCTCCAGAGGCGCCGCATCAGCTCGTCGTCCAGCGGGAGGAAGCGGTAATCGAACCCGCGCATCGTCTCCCGGGCGTACTCGTCTACGTCGCTGACCTGACCCATCAGTCGTAGAAGCTCTTGTGGGGAACGTCCTCGATCCTGAGCCCCTCATCGACGAAGCCGGTGGCGTCGTCGTCCATCTGCTCCAGCGCGCTCTGGTGCTCCGAGGCCCAGAGCTTCAGCTCCAGGTCGGTCGGCTTGAGGTGCGGCGCCACCCGCAGCAGGAACCCGCTTTCCAGCGCCGCGACGACGGGCTGCGGGTAGTCGAGCACCACGGCGAACCCGTCCGCGGCCTGGGGGTCCAGCTTGTCGGGCACCAGCACACCGTAGATCCGGAGGTCGTACACGGTGTCCCAGCCCCACACCTTCTTGAGCTTGTTCATGCCGTCGAAGAAGTAGGCAATGGGCTCGTCCAGGTGTGCGAACTCCGTGTAGAGCCGCTGGCGGGCCTCCTGGGTGCCCACCACCACCTCCCCGTCGTACGTGCCCGAGGAGGAGCTGCGCCAGTCGATCCCGAGAATCGTCATCCAGTCCCGGGTGCCCGACGACGTGAGATCGACGTCGTCGCTCGAGGCGGCCACGTCTGAGGCGTCCACGATGTACTCGAATGCGAGCCGCTCTTTGTCGATGGCCAACACGCGCCGGACCAGGGTCCGGAGGATCCCCGTGAACTGCCGCGCGATGAGGTCCGGCGGCAGGCGCGGGGCCCCCGTCCTTCCGGACCGGTCCAGCGCGTAGTTGACCACGTCGTCGGGGGTGAACAGCATGGCTCAGCTCGATTGCGCGGCCTTGTCGATCGCCACCTTGGCGCTCTCCAGGGCTGCGGTGATCTCCTGGTCCGTCGCCCCGAGCTCCTTCGCCCGCTTCTCGATGGCGGCGACGGCGGTGCTCCGGTCCTGGCCCAGCATCTCCAGCACGAGGAGCTCCACGGCGGCGGGCTTGTGCTCGATCTTCGGCAGCTCTGCCTCGATGTCGGGCACGCGCTTCCGGGAAAGCTCCAGAAGCGTCGGGCCGCGCTGGGCCGTCTGGGCGGCCTCGCCGCCGGTCGGCGCCGGTTCGCCCGTGGCGGCCTCGCCGTCGCCGGGCTCCGTGGCGTCCTCGGATGAGCCGGCCGCGTCGTCCGCGCCCTCGTCGTCCGCGCCCTCGTCGTCCGGAGCCAGCTTCCCCGCCACCGCCGGCGCGCCGGCCTTGATGAGCGCCTGTTCCAGCGAGAGGCCCTTCGCCATGTGCTGCGCCGTCTCTCTGGTGAGCACCGGCGAGACAGCCCCGGCGTTCCGCAGCTCGAGCAGGATCTGCTTCGGGGTGGCGCCGGGCTTCTTGGCCCTCATCTCGGCTACGGTCATCCTCGCCCCCGCAGCCACCTTGTCCGGGACGGGGACGGTGATGTCGCCCTTCTCGAACTGGTCCATGACGGAGGCGAAGGCCTCGTCGGCGGGCTCGCCGGCGGCCACGGCCTCGTCGAGCGCCTGGGAGAGCCGCCGCAGCTGGAGCCCCGTGAGGAACCGGCGCGTCCGCAGGATCACGAGCTTCTGCTTCGGGCTCGCCGCGACGAAGGACTCGAGAGCCCGGCGGTCCACGGCTCCCTTGAACTTTTCGAGAGTGGTCGATCTCATATCCCCATCTCCTCTGCTGAGCGCCTGAAGGCGTCACGGTAGTAGGCGGCGAAGTCCAGATCTTCCTCCTCGCGCCGCCGCTGGCGGTCGAACTGCTTGCGAAGATTGTGCTCGTAGAGGTCCCGGTTCAGGCCCTCGCCGCCCTCGCGCATCGTCGTCGCGTTCCTGCGGAGATGCGCGTAGTCCCTGTCCGACAGGGAGAGCGGGTCGCGCCACGCCGGGACGTCGTAGACGGGGTAGGGCTCCAGGAGCACGATGGCGGTCCAGCCCCACCCCGGCATCCAGCCGACGTTCTCCGGGACGCGCATCCACTTGACGATGTCCCACGTGGGGCCGGGGTAGAGCGGGTTCGTCCCTTCGATGTTGAGCAGGATGTCGTACTGCTCCGGGCGCACGCGGGGGACCGACGAGATCTCCCGCCTCATGCGGGCCACGGCCGCGGGGTGAGCCCGGTACTTCCCCAGCCCGTAGGCGTACGCCGGCGGATAGGCCTTGTCGCGGATCCGGACCCAGGCCGTCGCCTCGAACTCCTGAAGGAACCGCTCCAGGTACTCGTCCGTGAAGCCGCTCTCGACGGCAGCGCCGAGCAGCTCCTCCGCGAATAGCTCCCTCATGCGGCGGCCCGGAGGTCGTGCGCGCTGTGCCTGCCGGCCGTCTTCTTGTGCTTCTTCTTCGGCGGCCTGGGGAGGTCCTTGTAGCGCCGGTGCACGGCCTTGTGGACCATCGCCCGCGTCGCCGGCGACTTGTTCGCCACCCGCGAGTCGGCGTTCTCCGCGCGCGACCTGTCCTCGATCGGGTACTTGCGGTGCTTCGGGTCAGCGAAGTCGCTGTCGGGTAGACGCTTCCGCTGTGCAGCTGTGAGCCGGGCCATCCTGCCCCCTAGTGGTGAGCCCTGATGCTTTCCGCCGTGTGGCGCCGGCGGCGCTTCTTCTTCGGTACGCCGGCCTCCCGGAGAGCTGCGGCGACGGCCACCCGGTGGGGGTGACCGTGCGCCTGCATCTCCTCGATGTTGCGCGAGATCACAGCCCGTGATCTGCCTTTCTCGAGAGGCACTTCAACCTCACCCGCCTGCGGGCGGTGCGGAGGCGGCGGCCTTCTTGGCCATGCCGCGAGAGAGCGCGTAGGCGACCTGCGCCGCTCCCGCTGCCACGCCTCCTGCGATCTGGACGGCCGTCCCGCTGCCGAACAGGCCAGCGGCCGCCCCTACTCCGGCGGCGGCCTGCGTCACGGTCGCCGCGGTCCCGCCGCTGATGTGGACGCCGAACATCGCCAACAGCCCTCCGATGGTGGCGAGGGTGGTGGTCCAGAATTCGGTCGTCTTCCATCCGGCCTTCAGGTCCATCGTGTTCTCCCGTCAGGGTGCGCGTTGCCCCCGGGGTTTCCCCCGGGGGCGCCCGTTTCACGTGGAACCGCCTACCAGCTCAGGCCTTAGAGCGTGTAGATGTTCCAGGTGAGCCCGTCCACGCTCACCAGCGAGTTGCGGCGACTGACGCCATACTCGTAGATGGCGGTGAGGAGCACGTCGAACACGGTCTTGTTGGGGACCAGGTTGAGCGTGCTTCCGGAGTCCTGGACGAACTCGATGAACTGCGTGACGGCGTACCGCTGGATGTTCGCCCCGGAGGGCACGAGGAACATGATCCCGTCCGGCGCCGTGTGGTCCATGAACCACGGCCGGCCGTAGAAGTTGGTGAAGTCCCACCCGCTGTCGAAGCGGTTGACGTTCCTGAACTCCACCTTCGTGTCCAGCGCGTTGGCGAACCGCTCGTGTGTCTCGTACGAACTGATCGCGTACGCCACCTGCCCCCTCCGGATGCGCTTGGCGATCCGGTTCCTGGCCCTGCGAAGATCGGCCACGACGCTCGTCTGGGTGGCCGACATCTGCTCGGCCTTCCACTTCGAGACGGTGGTGCTGTCGAGGCCCTGCAGCGTCGGCCGCAGGTCGTTCCGATAGAACCCCAGCATCCCCATGGCGGGGCTGTTGTCCTCCGACTCGCCGGCATCCGTCCAGCCCTCGATGGTGTTCTGGAGGAAGATGTAGCTGCCGGCGGCGAGGGTGGCCGTCGTGAAGGTGTGGCCGGCCTCGAACTCGACTTCGATCTGGCCGTCCGTCCCCGTGTCGGGGTTCACGTTCTTCACGGTTCCGGTCCCCAGGTCCGTCGAGGTCCCGGCGACGTAGTTGGCCGTGTCGAGGGCGTGGAGGAGCTGGCCCTCGCGGATGATGGACTCGGGAGCGCCCCCGTTCGTCAGGCCGTAGGCCCGGTCCAGGATGCACTTGTTGTCCGCGTCGACGGTCGCGCTCACGACGCGCGCCATGCACCCGGAGCCATCGCCCCAAAGGTACTGGTTCGCCGTGAGGGTCACGGCGTCCCTGGTAGCGGTCATGTGGTGCTGCAGCGCCCGTGCGAAGGCGGCCGCGTTGGTGCGCGCCTTCCGCATGAGCTTGAGGGTGATCCGGAGCCTGAAGGTCATCTGCTTCAGGCGCACCGACACCGTGTTCAGCCGGGAGTACCCGCTGTCCGGTACGTCGGCGCTCTCTCCGTGGAACCCGCCTCCCTCGTTCAGCCCGGTCTGGATGGCGATGACAGCCTCGTCGCCTTCCGCGCTGATCGAGGAACTGTTCTGCCGGATGAACCGGAGGTTCGGGAAGTCGTCGTTGAACTGACGGTGGATCCCCGGCAGGTAGTTCTTCTGGAGGAGGTTCAGGACGGTGGTGGTGGTTGCGCCAGCCATTGCGCCAACCTCCTGATGTCAAAGTGGTTACGTGCCGGCTAGCCCTCCTCGTTGGCGGCCCGAAGCTCCCGCTCGATGATGCCGGGGAGCGCGTCCCACTCGGGCGCCTTCGCAGGCTTGCCGTTCTTCGGGGGCTTTCCGCCTCCGGTACGCACGCGGCCACTGGGCGGTCTGCTCCTCGCTCCCGGCGATCCCGCTCGCTCTCGCTTGCGTTCGTCGCGCTGATGGCTGGCGATGAGTCCCGCTGCCACGTCCGTTATCGGACGGGTCTTGCCTTCTTCCACCCACCGGTCCACGACGTCGTCCATGGTCACGCCGAGCGGCTTTCCCTTCGGCTGTTGCTGCTCAGCCGCCTTGAGGATCACCGTCGTCTCGCGCCAGGCCTGTCGGAACCAGCGGTCAGGGTAGCCTTGCCCCCGGATGAAGCCCAGGTCATCCGGTATGTCGTTGGAGGCACCCTGACCCGGCTCGTCGGGCTCCTCGCCGGTCTCGTCCGCTCTCGCGGGCTTCCGGCCGCCCTCGCCGCCGTTCGCTGCAAACCCTCTTTCGACCAGCTTCTCCAGCCGGCCGAACCGCCTTCTCAGGTCGTAACTCGTGGGGTCGGCCTCCGCGGACTGGATCTCCTCGTCCAGCTGCTCGCGGAGGGTCTTCAGGTAGTCGAGCGGGGCGAGCTCGCGGAGGAACGCCGCGTGCTTCACCGGGTCGCCCACCTCCTGCTTCATGCGCTCGAACAGGCCCGTGGCCTCGCGCTCGATCTCCTGGGCGCGCGCCAAGGCCTCATCGGCCCTCGTCTGGGCCTCGCGGACGCTGCCCGCGCGCCGGTCCACCTCCTGCTGGCCGTCGTATCCGGCGGCCTTCTGGAGCGCCTCCTCGATGGTCTCGGTGACCATCTTGCCCTTCGACTTGTAGGTGACCTTGGCGCCCCTGGCCGCGAGGGCGTCCAGGAGGTCGTCCCGGCTCTCGTCGTCCAGGTTCTTGTCCACCCACTCGCCGTAGGGGTCCTCGCCGGCCGCGCCGGCCGGCTCCTCGCCGGTTCCCGGCTCCTCCCCAGCTCCAGGCTCCTCCCCCGCTCCAGGCTCCTCCCCAGCTCCCGGCTCCTCCCCAGCTCCCGGCTCCTCGCCCGCTCCGGGCTCCTCGCCGGTTCCCGGCTCCTCCCCAGCTCCAGGCTCCTCCCCCGCTCCAGGCTCCCCGCCCCCGGCAGGCTCCTCCTCGGCGTCGGCCTCGGCCGTGGGCTTGGCCCTCTCCCTGGCGCGCTGCTCGGCCCGCTCCTTCTCGAGCTTTTCCTGCTGCTCCATGATGGCGACGTTGTCTTCCAGCCCGGAGAGGGCCTGCTCCTCAGTCAGCACGCGCTCGATCGTCTTGGTGTCGATCCCGGATGCGTTGACCGTCTCCCGTTCGACGTCGTCCAGCGGTGCGGCGGCCGCCTCCTCGCCCTTCGCTTCTGACGCGGCCGCGTCGGATTCGGCGGCTTCGGTGTTGCCCTCGAGGCCGAACTCTTGCTCGAGGCCCCCCATCGAGACCTTGGCGGGCACTTCCGTCTCGCCCGCCACTACAGGCTCGCCGCGATGACGTCGGACACGCCGGTCAGCGCCAGTTCGGGCGTCGTGCCGGTGGGGAACGACACGTAGAGGCCGTCCGTGAACTTCAGGCCCGAGGGGAACGAGATCGTGCGGCTGTCCCCCGCGGGCGCTTTCATGCGCCACAGCACGGCGCCCCCAGCGCCCGTGACCCGGAGCTCCACCGACGCGGCGTCGACGCCGGCGTTGAGCGACAGCGCCGTGACGAAGCCCTGGGTGCCGGCCGCGTAGACCAGGCCGGCGGCCGCTACGACCTGGGCCTCCGTGGACCGTCGCAGCAGGTAGATGAGGTCCTGGACCGACGCTGACATGGCGGCTCCTAGCTGGCCTGCTTCTTGGCGGGTTGCCCGCCGCCCTGCTGGTCCTGGCCCCCCTGGGCCTGCGGCTGCGGCGGCGGGATGAACATGGCGGCCACCGCTGGATCCGCTTGCGCCAGGAGCGGCAGGGCGCCCATGACGGTCACGGTCCAACGGAGCTGCAACAGGGCACGGTTGGGCTGCGGGATCCGCTGGTCGGACTCGATCTGCTTGAGCCGGAGCCGCGTGCTCCTCTCGTGCACGACGAGGTTGTCGTAAGGCGCCGGCGCGAACGGCGCCGGGAGCTGCTCGGTCTTCTGGAACACCTCGATGAGCCGCTGGGCCATCAGGGGGTCCAGCTGGAGGATCATGTCCTCCGCGTTCCGGCTGTTCTGCTCGTCGAGCTGCTGCTCGCCGTACAGCTCGTCGTCGCTGCCGAACTCGAAGATGCGCAGCAGGCGCCGGTAGTCCGGGAGGTGGGTGACCGGGTCCACGAGGGCGCCGATCTGGAACAGCTCCAGGGCTGTCTGCCGCGTCACGGAGGCGCTGCGGGGAACGCCGCTGCCCTTCTGGATCCGGATGTCCAGGTCGTGCTCGATGTCGGCCCGCATGAAGGCCTGGAGCTTGAACGGCGCGTCGCCGGCGAGCTTGACGAGCCGCGGGTCGTTCTCCGGGAAATAGTCCTGGACCGTTCGCAGGGCCATGGCCAGGACGTCGCCGTGGCCCTCCTCCAGCTCGTTCCCGGCGAAGCCGAGCTGCGCCGCGTCGGCCTCCTGGAGCAAGCTGACGGCGACCCCGGAAAGGCGCGCCGGGAGGGTCCCCTGGCTCACCTCTCGGCGGCCGCCAATCTCCATCCACAGCTCGTTGAGCTGGCCGAGGAACTGGATGATGTCGGCCGGCATCTGCGGCGGGTCGGCCCACTCCGGCTTGGCGCCGAAGCGGTTGGCGCGGTAGCGGACGCGGACGCTCGCCCCGGAGAGGCTCTGGCGCCGGGAGATCCGCGCCTCCTTCGGCTCCAGGAAGGGCGGGATCGCGGTCTTGAGCAGGTGCTCCTCGCGGAGACTGAAGGCCCAATCGAGCGCCTGGTTGATCTCCCGCATGAACGTCGCCCAGGCCGGGCTCCAGTAGCCGGCGCTCTGGGAGCTCTTGAACTCCCGGAACGGGAGGCCCTCCCCGGGCCAGTCGGCGTCGGAGACCTCGAGTATCCTGCCCTCGGGGGTGAACAGGATGCGGACGCCGCGCGGGAAGCGCACCAGGGGCATCGCTCCGCTCGTCTCTCCGCTCAGCACCTCGACGGTCAGCGGGACGCCCTGCGCCTGCTGGAGCATCGCCAGCCCGTCCAGGTACGCCCCCTGGAGCACCAGCCCCGCGCGGCCGAAGAACTCTGGGCAGATCACGTCCTGCTCCTCCATGGCCCTCCGCGCGACCGCCGGCCCCGCCGGCACGCCCCACGGGTCGGCCATCGCCAGGAACGTCTGGACCTGCCTGAGCGTCCAGTAGCCGTGCTCGTTCGGGTCCGTCAGCTCTGCCTCGGTCATCAGCAGATCGGCCCGGTCGTCGCTCACGTACAGCGCCCGGGCGTCGGCCTCGCGCATGAACAGGTCGCGCCCGATCCAGGGCAGCTCCTTCACCGTGCTCGCCGTGTTGTTGTTCCAGATCTCCATGGGCGAGTGGTACTTCACGTCGATGTCGGGGCGCTTCCGCATCCCCGTGATCTGCGTGTACTCCGGGTCGTCCGCCCACTTCACGCCGACGTAGGCGGTGCAGACCCCTCCCAGCATCATCCACATCGCGTTCGCGCTGCGCTGCTGGAAGCTGTAGATCGAGGGCATGAGCCAGTCCCGAAGGGCCGTCGCGTACTGCGCGGCGTCCCGGTCCTCCTGCTGGCCGCCATTCGAGGGCGCCACGCCGCTCTGAGGGGCCGCGGAGCTGAGCTGCCCGTGCTGGTGCTGGTACCAGGGCTGGAACTTGTGGACGGACCGGCGCGTGTGGGTCCTGGGCGCCGGCAAAGCCACGACACCACGACGGGCCTTGTCGGCCTCGATGTAGTGGTGCCCGTTCTTGAAGGCGAAGTTGAGCAGGGTGTTCTCGTCCTGCGCCCAGCGGGCGTCGATGGCGTCCATCCGCATGTTCGCCACCAGGTCGCCCAGCGACAGCATGGCCGCGGAAGCGAGCGCGAGGCCGTTCATCGGACCGAGGTCCGGAGCGCCGAGGAGCCCCCGCTGCATGAGGTACTGATCGACGGGCTCCATCTCGGGGCTCATCGCCCGCATGACCTGGGAGCCGGGGCCGTCCTGCTCCTGGGCCATCAGGTCGAAGGCGATGTCGTTGCCGTCAGCGAGCGGGTCGCGGCTGGCCATCAGTCAAGCTCCAGAAGCGGGCGGCTTTCGAGGTACTTCCCGACGTCCTCCTCCGACCAGCCCTCGCTGAGCTTCTCGGCGATCCACTCGTCCTTGACCTGGGCGCCCGCGCTCCGTCCCGCCTCGGCGGCATATGCCAGCATATCCGAGGCTACGCCCCGGTCCTCGTCGTCGGGCGGCAGGTCGGCCTCCAGGGGACGCCGCAGCTCCGCGTCCGCGTCTGCTTTCCGCTCCCGCGCCGTCTGGAGCACGAGGTAGGTCGCGGCCAAGAGCAGGAACGCCATCGAGGCCAGCACCGCGCCGCCGAGGATGTAGAGCCCGATCACTTCCGGTCCTCCCGCCCGTGGCTCCGGGCGCGCTCGGCGCGCTCGACCGCCGGACTTTCGCCCTCGATCTGGCGCACGGTCTTCGGCACCCTGGAGCCCGTGAACGGCGAGATCTCCTCGTTCTCGGACGGCCCTGCTGGGGTTGCTGGGAGGGGCCGCGGATAGATCCGCGGGTTCTGGATCAGAGAGGAGATCCACATGAGCTGCAAGCGGTTTGCCCTCAACCAGTCCCCCTCGAGACTCGGCGCCGGTAGCGAGCGGCGCGCTGTTCGTGCGCGCGCCTCGCGACCTCGTCTGCAGGGACAACTTGGCGACGTGTGACTCTCGGCGCAAATGCTTCGAGATCCCGCAACTCCGGGTCGGCCACGTCGCCCGTGTCTCCGCGCAGCCGCCGCAGCTCGTTCACGAACCGGATCAGGTTCGTGATGCTGTGGTCGTCCTTGTCCATCGGCTTCTCGGGTTCGTTGCGCCGCGCGCTGACGTCCGCAGAGGCCCAGACGGCCCACACGTACTTGCGCATCTCCAGGATGGTGTGCGGGCAGGTGGGGTGCACGAACAGCGTCGGCCGGGCCAGGTAGGCGCCCTCCAGGATCTCCTCGTCGGTCGGCCGGCGGTAGCTGTCCGTCTCGTCGTACAAGGGCACGCCGTTGTGGTCCACCCAGTAGTTCGCGAGCCGGGCGATCATCTCGACGATGGCCTCCTCCTTGTGGTTGTTGCCCGTCCGCACAGGGACGTCCCAGCCCAGCGCCAGGACGGCCTCCTCGAGCTGGTCCAGGACGTTCTCCGCGCCCTCGTCGGTCTGCTCGGGGCTGGACGCGCTCTGGTGCTCCTGCTTGGCCTGGGGATCCACGATCACCTCCTCGATCGTCTCCAGGGCGCGCTCGCCGTTCCGGCCGGGCGGCGAGCTCATGTCGTGCATGAAGTGGGCGATGGCGTGGGCGTTCCGGCGCCGCTCGTAGAACTCGCGGTAGACGTGCACCGGCAGGTAGCCCCAGGGGCTCGGATCCGTGTCGATGTCCACCGCCGCCCAGAGGACGGAAGTCGGGTTCGTCCAGCCCGGGTCAACCAGGAGCCAGCGTGGCCAGTGCTCGGGGATCGGGAAGGCGAGCCGCGGCACGTGGAGCTTCTCGTCCCAATTCTCGAAGACGAGCCGGCCGCTCCTGGCGGTCCAGTCGATCTCCTGCTCCTTGCGCCACCGCCAGCTCCGGAGCCCGCCGTACTTCGGCGCCGCCTTGAGCCTCCAGTCACCACGCCGCGCCGGGTCGGCCGTGTAGTGGACCTCGACCACGAGGAACTGGTTGCCGGCGTTGCGCCAGGCTCGGATCCCCGGCATGGGCCGGATCATCTCGCCCTGGCGGGGGGTCGGGACGGGGACGATCATCGCTTCGGCGGCCGCGCAGTCTTCCGCCAATGTGCACAGGGAGCACAACGCTTCGCCCCGCGCTGGATCTCGTGGCCACAGTCCACGCAGATGAACTCGGCCGGGTCGGCGCCCAGCTCCTCCATCATCAGGTCGCGGATCGAGTCGTCCGGGAGCCGCCGCACCTCTGGCACGAAGTCCCGGTCGGGAAACGCGATGACGCCCTGGACCTGGGCCAGCTCGACGTACTCCTGGAACCGCTTGCTGCGGACCATGACCTGCACCATCGGGCGCGGGAACCGACCGTCGGGAAGCCGGTCGCGCCACCGCCGCTCGAGCGTGCGCACGACGTACGCTACCGCGGCCTTACGTTGCATCGGTCTGGTCGAAGATGAGCCGCTCGTAGAAGCCGGGCTCCGCGCTGGACACGGCGCTGTACTTGCCGCCGCCTTCAATCGTCGGGATCGCCGCCGTGAAGGCCTCCTCGGCGTCCAGCTGGAACGCCGTCTCATCGGAGAAGATCGCCGAGAACGTGTACTGGCGCACAACGCTGGCGCCCTGGGCCACCGCCATGATGAGCGAGCCGTTCGGGAAGATCCCGCGGGCGTACTTGTAGCGCATCTCCGGCCAGGGCAGCACCGGGTACTTCTCGCGGATGATGTGCAGACTCTTGTCGAGCCGCTGCAGCGTGGCGTCCGCGTCCTCGAGCTTCTTCGACTGGATGGCGACGCGCTGGCCCGGGTACATCATGGCCAGCCACCCGTGCAGCCCCACCATGAGGTGCGTCATCCGGAGCTGCCGCGACTTCGGGACCGCCAGCAGGTCCTCGTTCCACCACTGAGCCGCGACGTAGAGCAGGTAGTCGTCGGTCGAGCCGTCCAGCTCGCGAAGCGGCTGGAGCGTTGGAACGTCGATGAAGGGCTCGCCGTGGTAGAGCTTGCGCTTGTTGTCGCCGTGGCGCACGTGCTCGTCCACGGTCCAGGCGTACCGCTCGATGAAGTAGACGGGGTTCCGGCGGATCCGCTCCATCTCCAGGCGGATCGCGGCGCGCGTGACGCGCGCTCGCTCCTCGTCCTGCACCGGTCACCTGGAGCCGGTCACGATCCGGCGCTCGGGTGGCAGGGCGACCTCCACGGGCTCGTCGGGGACCCTGTCCCACCGCTCGTCGGGTTGGACGAGGCGCACCGGCAGGCCCATGACCTTCGACAGAATGTCCTGGCGCGCCGCCACGAAGAACTGCGTGCCGGGGATGTCCATGCCGCTGAACTTGTTGACGGTGACGACGTCCCCGATCCCGATGAACTCGGCAGACTCGAGCGTCTGGATCAGCGCGCGGTCCGCCGGCCCCTTGTTCTTCCGGCCGTCGATCCTCCGGATCTCGTTGAGGACCTCCGCGTTGACCTGGTAGCCGACCGACACCACCACCGCCATGTCGGGAAGCTCGGGGCGCCCGAGCCGGACCACGGTGATGTCCACGGGCCGCTCCTCGTCCGGGACGACTTGGCGCAGGCACACCCGGTCGCCCAGAGGGATCGTCCTGACGGGCGTCCCGGCGACGGCCTCCTCCACCAGCCGCTGTCCCATCGCGATCTGACCTTCCCACGCCCGCTCGCCGTCGTCGCTCATGCGCCGCTCGCCCTGTCGTTGAGGAACTGGATCAGCCGGCCCTCGCCGGCGCTGCTCGCCCGCGTGAAGTCCTCGTCGCTGAGCCCGCGCAGCAGGTCTTCGAGCGCCTCGCCCGTCTTGGCCGCGCTGGCGACCTCGGAGATGCGCGCCCTGACCTCCATCAGCCGCGCCAACGTGATCGAGAGCTTCTGGATCTGCGCCTCGGCCTGCTGGATCTGGACGTCGTAGTCGCCTCCGCCGAGCCCGTAGGGGTTCATGTCGGCCTGCATCCGGCGCAGGCGCACCCACCGCAGCCGCCGGGCCATCATCAGCCGGTTCAGCTTGATGTCCTGGTCGAGCACGGTGATCGGGTCGGTGGGCATCGTGCGGTAGGCCTCGAGCTCCTCGGGCGGGATAGCCTCCCCGAGCCACTGTTCCCAGCTCTTGCGGAGCACGAGGAGGTGGCGAGCGCCGTGCCGCTCGCTGGGGTCGCCGTCCACGCCCAGGACAGCCTTCCACTCGTCGTCCGTGAGCGGTCCGCACCAGGGCGCGAGCGCCTTCTCCTGACCCTCGCTGCCCTCGGGGTGGTGCATACAGCGGCCGTAACCCAGGTGGTCGGTGCCGAACCCGGCCGGCCGCGTGCAGAACTCGCCGCCGAAGGCGCTGCTCGTGCTCTCGGAGCCGTTGCTCCTGGCGACGATGCCCCCGCAGAGCCCGGCGAGGGGGTCCGAGAGGCTCGTCCGCACGTCCTGGCCGTCCAGGATCCGTGCCTCCAGCTCCTCGGGGATGCGCTCCAGTCGTCGGCTCATCGGCTCATCGGCGGCGGGGGAGCGGCGCGGGGGGAGGCTGCCGACGCCCGAGGGTGAGCAAGGGCGACCCGGAAAACCGGACCTCCGCCACCGCGCCGCGAAATCTGCGGGGCCTCGCCGCGCCCCGCGCAACGGTAAGGCAATCAGCCCGCTTCGCGCAATCCCGAACGGCGAGCAGGGTTGACGAGCGGCGGATCGGCGTCGAGGGGGACCCTGTCCGTCCAGTCCATCGCCGAGAGCATGCCCTCCAGTCGGTCGTGGATCAGCCGCTTGAGCTGCTGCTGGATGTGCACCTCGATGCGGCGCTCCAGCCGCCGGCGCACGGCCTCCTTGCCGGCTCTGATCTCGCGCAGATCGGCCCAGGGGATGCCGAGGTTCAGCATCAGGGTGAACGGCGCGAAATCGGGCTTCTGGCGCGCCATCAGCCGAGAAGCACCCGGACCGCGCGATAGAGCATCACGGAGGACCTGACCCACCGGATCAGGCTCGGCAGCTCCATGTAGAGCTGCGGGTGCCACTCCGCGTTGTCCGCGTATTGGACCGGGCTGGAGATCAGAGGGCACGAGACGTACGCGCCCTGGCTCTGGAACACCTCCTGGCCCTGGTACATCACGTAGAGACAGGCCTGCGCCTGCTCGCCCACGGCCATCGGGTAGGGGTTCGAGGGCGAGCCCCACGTCGGGGCCGTGTCGCCGGGCTTCAGGAACCCGACCAGGGCCGTGTCCGTCTCCACGGCGTGCACCTTCGCGTAGACCCAATCGACGCCCCTGAGCTTGCGCAAGATCAGCCCGCGCGGGGCCTGCCCCATGACGTCGATCATGCGCATCGTCGCCGTGTCCTGGCTCGTCCAGAAGTACAACGCCTGGACCGGGTCGCCGGCCGAGTCCACCGCCTGGGCGTGGAACTGCACCGTGTCGCCCGGCTTCTTGGGGCCCCTGACCGAGTCCACCATCACGGCCGCGATGAGCCCCTGCAGCTGGACCTTCAC